ACTCTTTTTGATTATAATAAACATTCAGAAAGAATGAAAGAGCATGTAAAAAAAGTAATAAAAGAAGGAACTTTTAAAGGTAAAAATAATCCCATGTATAGACATGGAAAAAATACACTTAATTAATAAAGGAGAAAATATGAAGACATTTATTTATGATGCAGTAAGAGGACATTATGTTTCAGAAAGAGACAAGGCTATAGCTAATATTAAATTACATACAGGTAATCCTGTAGGTGTAGGTGAACATCCTAAAATTATAGAAGATATTATTGAGCTAACACATAAAGCATCTGAAGCACAAGATTCAATAGAGATGTTAGATAAGATAATGGAAAATGAAAAGTAAGATAGATATATTTATAGATGTAGAACATAAGAAACAAGAAGCTCCTGAACGTGGTTTATTTTTATCTGTTATATTACAAGCATTGTTAGATGCTACTAATGATAAAAGTAAAGTAAACAAAGATAGAGCTATAGCTTGGTTCTTTTGTAGTGTTGGTGTAACATGTGATAACTTTGAGCAGATATGTGACCATGCAGGAATGAGTCCTTCATACACAAGAAGTTTTGCATACAAAGTTATTCACTCACCTGATTTAAAATATGTTAGACAAAGAATAAAGAAGATGTTATAATATGTTATTTGATTTATTAATATTTTTTATAATAGGATTATTTTTAGGTATGTTTATTATTTTAATTGCATACTTTTTAACAAGATTATAGGGGAATAAATATGGGAATGATGGATGATGCTATTGCAGAAACAGTAAAGACTAAAAAAGATTTTAAGAAAACAAATATAAAGAAAGAAGCTATTATAGCTACAGATAGACAGGTAGGTGGTGACCATTACAAAACATGTAAGATACAACCTGTTGATTATATTGTAGAAAATAACCTTACATTTCTTGAGGGTAATGTAGTAAAGTATATTACAAGACACAGAAGAAAAGGTGAAGGTGCAAGAGACATTGAGAAAGTAATACATTATTGTGAATTAATATTGGAGAAAGATTATGGCAGGGAATAACTATTTACCTACAGAATATCAGACGTTTATACATGCGTCTAGATATGCACGTTGGTTACAAGAAGATAACAGAAGAGAGAGTTGGATTGAAACAGTATCTAGATTTAGTAACTTTTTTCAAGGACATCTAGATAAAAACTTAGGTGTAGTATTGCCTCCTGAAATATGGAGAAGAATAGAAGATAGTATTATAGGACTACAAGTTATGCCTTCTATGAGAGCATTAATGACAGCAGGTCCTGCATTAGAAAGAGAAAACATATCAGGATATAATTGTTCTTATACTCCTATAGATAGTCCTCGTTCTTTTGATGAGATACTTTATATACTTATGAATGGTACAGGTGTAGGTTTCTCTGTTGAAAGAGAAGGTGTTAATCAATTACCTACTATACCTGATAGAGAGTTTGAACAAACAGAAGATGTTATATCTGTAGCTGATTCTAAAGAAGGATGGGCTAGAGCATTTAGAGACTTAGTGTCTTATCTATATACATGTAGAATACCTAAGATAGATATTAACAAAGTAAGACCTGCAGGTGCTAGGTTAAATACCTTTGGTGGTAGAGCTAGTGGTCCTCAACCTTTAGTTAATCTATTTGATTTTACTATTAATAAATTTAAAGAAGCTAAAGGTAGAAAGTTATCCTCTATGGAGTGTCACGATATTGTGTGTAAAACAGGTGAAGTTGTGGTTGTTGGTGGTGTGCGTAGGTCAGCTCTTATATCTCTGTCTAATTTATCAGACCAGAGATTAAGGGTTGCCAAGTCTGGTGCTTGGTGGGAGACAAACCCTGAGAGAGCATTAGCTAATAACTCAGTAGCCTATACAGAGAAACCTGATGCAGGTATCTTTATGAAAGAATGGTTAGCATTATATGAAAGTAAGTCAGGTGAACGTGGTATCTTTAGTAGAGTATCTGCTCAAGCAAAAGCTAAAGAGAATGGTAGACGTAAGTCAGACTATGCATTTGGTACTAATCCTTGTAGTGAGATTATACTTAGACCTAATCAATTCTGTAACTTAACTGAAGTAGTATGTAGACCTATGGATACAGTAGAAACTTTAAAAGATAAGATAGAAGTAGCTACTATACTAGGTACAATACAAGCTACACTTACTAACTTTGGTTATCTAAGAAAGAGATGGAAAGATAATACAGAAGAAGAAAGATTACTTGGTGTATCATTAACAGGTATCATGGATAATAGTATACTATCTAGAAGAAGAACTACCTTACCAGAAACACTACAAGATATGAGACAGAAAGCTGTGTCAGTAAACAAAGAGTGGTCAGAAAAGTTAGGTATACCACAATCTACAGCAATCACTTGTGTTAAACCTTCAGGTACAGTTAGTCAGTTAGTAGATAGTGCTAGTGGTATTCATGCTAGACATAACCCTTACTATATTAGAACAGTAAGAGGAGATAAGAAAGACCCTCTAACAGAGTTTATGAAAGACCAGGGTATACCTTGTGAAGATGATGTTATGAATCCACATAATGCTGTGTTTTCTTTTCCTATGAAAGCAGATTCTAATGCTGTATTCAGAGATGATATGACAGCTATAGAACAGCTAGAGATATGGAAGTGTTATGCAGAACATTGGTGTGAACATAAACCATCAGTAACTATATCAGTTAAAGAACATGAATGGATTAACGTAGGTAACTGGTGTTGGGATAACTTTGATGCACTATCTGGTATATCATTCTTACCTTTCTCTGACCATACATATCAACAAGCACCTTATCAAGATATAGATAAAGCTACATATGAAGAGCTTGCTTCTAAGATGCCTAAGAATATTAATTGGTCTGAGCTTAGTAAATTTGAAAAAGAAGATACAACAAAAGGTTCACAGGAGTTAGCATGTACAGCAGGTTCTTGCGAATTAGTAGATATTTAACTAATTTTTTAATTAGTATTGTAGCCATGTGGGTATTGTATGTAATAGCTATGGCAATATTTTATACGTTTTATCCTATGTAAATAGTTCTTGACTTTTATATTTAGGTAGTGTATAATTACACCATGAGTGCCAGAAATGGACTCGTTTTTAACTTGCTTAACAAGGAGATAAACATGGTTAATTTTGAAGTAGATACATTTGCACGACAAGCTATTGGCTTTGATAGATTGTTTGATGTAATGAATAACATAAGAGGGTCAGATGTAAACTACCCACCTTATGATATTATTAAAGAAGATGAAGAAACTTTCCTGATTGAATTTGCTCTATCAGGATTTAGTAAGAATGATTTAAATATTGTGGTAAAAGAAAATCATTTAACTATAGAAGGTACTTATGGTAAAGATAATAAGGAGGAGGTTCCAGAATATTTACATAAGGGCATAGCTAAAAGGTCTTTCACTAGGGACTTTGTTCTAGCAGACACGTTACACGTTGAAGACGTTACATTCAGCGAAGGTATATTAAGATTAACTCTTAAACAAATTATACCTGAAGAACAAAAACCTAAGAAGATTAAAATTAATTAAGTTATATAGGGAGTTGAAATATACTCCCTATTTTTTTGGAGAATAAATGCATATGCTATTAAAGAAACAAATGGTAAACACAGTTTATGTAGGGTATGACCCTAAAGAACATACTGCTTATGAGGTACTAAAATTTTCATTAGAAAGAATATCTACTAAACCTATTAGAGTTATACCTTTAAGAAGAGATATGCTTACAAAGATAGGTATATATACTAGAAAACATAATACAATTAGTGGTCAAGACTATGATGAAATAGATGGTAAACCTTTTTCTACACAGTTTAGTTTTAGTAGATTTTTAATTCCTGCTTTAAATATGTATGAAGGATTAGCTTTATATATGGATTCTGATATGTATGTAAGAGCAGATATAAATGAACTATTTAAAATGTGTGATAATAATTATTATCCTATACATGTAGTTAAACATAAGTATGAACCTACAAATAAAAAGAAAATGAATGGTAAAGAACAACATGCTTATCCTAGAAAAAACTGGTCTAGTTTAATTATGTTTAATTGTGGTCACGAAGTAAATCAAAAACTTACACCACAAGA